AACTTTCAACTCGATCTCGTCACTAGCCTCAATCTTAACTTTACCCTTATCAACGGTAACGTCAAAGTTACCTTTCTGCATGTGAATCCCATACTCACCGGAGATCATCTGGATCTTGTTTCCGGTAATCTGAGATATGTCATTACCCATGATATTGTGATGGACATCGCCGGTATGATCGGTGACTATGTTTCCCTCGGTAGTGTGAAACCCATCTCCACTAGCAGAAGTATTTATCTGAGAATCATTGGTGCCTGCGATCTTTGAACCACCACCGCCTGAGGATTGATTCCCGCCGGTCTCAGAGTGGCTTCCTCCAGCAGTGGTAGATCTCTGTGTCCCGCTTATCTTAGTGTCGTGGTGGCCATCAGCTGTGTGAGAGACGCCATCTCCGTGATAAGCGTGGCTCTTGCCGGTCTTAACGCTGACGTGCTGACCATCTGGACCAACCCCGTCGTAGCTTCCATCGGGGTGAATGACGAACGAGCACTCGTGTCCAGGTTCAACGCTCCTGATCTCTTGACTTCCATCTGGACGAGTGGTAACATAGAGATTAGGATATGTTCCCTTGTAGTCAATCTTAGGATGAGCTTGATTCGGATCGTATGCCATATTACACCTTACTTATAGTTGCACCGGTCGCGGTGTACGTCACGCGCTGACCGTTAATAACTTCAGAAGTTCCAGTTATGTTCTTAGCATTCTCGGAAGCCGCTAGTCTCTTCTGAGCATCTGCTAGCTTAGAGTCAATATCAGGCTTGAGAGCGCTGTTCATCGCGTTCTTCTTCTGAGCGAGAAGAGCTTGATTCTTAGTGAAGTCACTCATTGCCGGACCAACCTTACCGATGTCAAGAGCCGACTTTGGTAGAGCGCCATTTACTAAGTTTTGAATATTTCCACCGATGTTAGGTAGAAGCTTGGTAGCATTTGCAACCATATTTAGTGGATTCATGCCGGCCCCAAGAATAGAACCGATACCCATGTTGGTTATTCCTGAGAGGGCACCTGTAACTGATCCGGCTAGACCAGCTATCGCGTCTCCACCCAAGCCACTCGCTATGTTACCAATTCCACCGGCGAGACCTCCGACTGCTCCACTTAGTCCGCTTAGCGCGCTGGCACCACTTGCGAGACCACCGAGAGCGCTCCCGACTTCTCCGACTGCGCCACCCGCGAGACCTCCTAGAGCATTACCAACTGCAGCAACCGCTCCGCCTCCGCTGATAGCGTTAGCAACTGAGCTAATTGCATTACCTTCACCTAGCAAGGCAGTCGCCGCTCCTCCAGCTAGAGCTGCTCCAAACTGAGCTTCCATAATAGTTGAGTGCTCGTGCTGGATATGATCTTGAGCAGAAGCAAAGTGATAGTCAGTTGGACCGCGAAGCTTATAGAGACTCTGACCCGTGCTAACATCTTTATAGTGAATGTATCCTGGATATGGCTCGCTCTCGAGAGGATAGTACTGCTGGACGTATGTCGGTGGTATAGACGTAGAGATCAAATTAGCTACTGGACTTCCAATAGCAGCGCTGATCTGTGGAACTACTAGAGCAGTGGCGATTGGTGGTAAGCTGCCGCCGTTGAGTGCTGCGGTAAGCGTGACGTCTGCGACTGCTAGCTTGAGAGCATTCTGTGCGATACCGGTAAGAGATCCAGAAGCAATTAGACCGGTCATAGCTCCAAGAGCGCCGGCGACGCCAATAGATCCAGCCAAGCCCGTGATGCTCTTGATCAAGCTTCCGGATAGTAAGTTAGTGAGACCGACCGGACTGGTCAAGCTCATGATATTGCGAACCGTGTTGAAGCCATCGACCGCACCCGGAAGAGCTCGACTCAACTTATTAGGATCTACCTGCTTTACTAGATCTAAGATGTCAGTTGTGGCCGTCTTATCTGCAGAGGCAGTAGTCGGCTTCGTCGGCTCCTTGAGCTTGCTGTCAACTGCGGTCTTGTTTACGATACCTGTAGAGATAGTGAACTTACCTACGGTTGGATCTGCTCCCGAGCTGTTGATCTTGTTGATGTCGATACGACCCGGAAATAACTTGCTGAAGGCGTTGTACTCGACGGGATCGCTCTGGTTAACCGCAGCTGACGGGATAGATCCGGTCTTGATGTCGATCGTCTCCGCGCCGTCGGTAGATGATCCGGGTTTTGGATCACCGGCCTTGCCAAAGCTTCCCATGATGATTGGATACTGCTGGTCAGAGTCAGCCCAGAAGCCAACTACTTTAGAGTCTTTGACTAGACCGAGAGGTGCAGTACCAAGCTTACCGATCGCGGGAGAAGTCACGGGCTGAAGCGGCATCGCCCACGGAAGATCTTTATCTGGAATATTGTTGGTGTCGTCGTGTTTTCCAAATACGCGTATCTGCACTCGACCGGACTGGTCCGGATCCTTTACGTTAACGACCTTGCCGATCCACCAAGAGAATGAAGAACCTAAACTTGCCTCTGTCATCTTATCACTCCGGATTACCCTTCAAACATTCAATCACACATGTATATCTAGGTCTCTCTCCGACTTTACCGATGTCGTGATGGATTCTAGATATTAAGAACTTTCCCGAGAGCTGAGAGTCATTGCTTGGATTATCAGTGGTTCCCTTTCTAGTAGGGAGGTTGGCGGTGATCACGTCGCCAGCTTTTAAGTTGAGATCTCCGGGAACTCTTATCTTAACAGTTCCCTGCATCAGCGTAGAAGCAAAGCTCTGGCGATCCGCTATGTAAGTGGGAATGCTTGTCTTTGCTCTCTGAGAAGTATCTACGGGAATAAGCAGGAGTCTCGGCTTGGCCTGCCCAGAAGGATTTCTATACTTCTGGGTAAACGCGCCGGTGTTGATGTCTTTCTTACCGCCTGTAGTGTAGTCAGTGCTGTTCTTGGTGAGAGTATTGGTAGTGTACTCCCAAGTTCTAAAGTTGAACGTCGCGACCTTTACCTGACCACCGATAGCAATTCTATCGACCGCGTTAAACTGATTAGGGGTCTCAACCGCAAAGATTTGGTTGTCGTTCTTGCTGTTCATATCGACGTTAACGGCTGAAGACTGGTTGAAAGTCTTAACCGAGCTGCCCTTAAATAGCTTCTCAACTGTCGTGAACTTAAATATCTGGTCGGAACCCGATCTAGTCTCAAAGAACACGAAGAGAGAAGACTTGTTCTCATTAGACACGGCTCTCTTCATAGCCAGCTCGATAGCCCTGTATGGATTCTCGTGCGAGAACTTTATGTCTTGAGTTCCCTTGGTGTCTTCAGCCTCGATCTTCTTAGTGCTCTGGAGGTAGTCTTTATGAATTGACTTTATGATCTCGGAGATCTGAGCGCTGTATGTCTTCTCTACGTAGTTGTTCTTTGCCTTGAGAGCCTCGATAGAGACCATGTTGATCTTATAGATCTTGTGCTTAAGAGAGGAGGTATTTCCCTTGACTTCTGTAAGGTGACTTATACCCATCTTGTAGTTAGCAGTTGCTCCACCTGGAACTTGAAACGTGATGGTGACTTCTTCGTCGCCGCTTATCTTGAGCTGGCCGATCTGGTCGTCGGTGTCCATTACTTCGACGTCAATAATGATTCCTGGTGTAAAGATGCTCTCATAGATAGAAGCCGAGGTGAAGGACTTAGATAGATCTAGAGATCCTCGGTCGGACTTAATAGAGAACGTCTTTACTACTATATCACCGGGTGCAAATGAATCTGACATATTACTGTGCCAATAGTGTAGTTAGCTGCGTTGATATGGTTCCACTAATACCGTTGTCGACTACTCTGATAGTTCTTCTTCTCTCGTTCTTCTCGTTCTCAACGTCGTACATGGTAACTGGATCCCAGTAGATCTCTTCACCGGCGACGATGTTATTTGCAAGAGAAGTTGTAGAAGTAAATGCAACGTTGGTAGAGCTCTCTGTACCGTAGACGTAGCTGCTTCCTGTTATGAGCACCGTTGAGTTCGAGTAAAGAACTCCTGAAACGTGCTGCAGCTGGATACTTGTGCTGTTGGCATAAGATACTTGACCGCGACCAGTATGAGTGCCGTCGAAGTTGATGTAGACGATCTCGTTGTTAGTGAATGATGTTCCAACACACGACACACTTATCAGTGAGTTGGTGTTGATAGTCCAGTCAGCTGGAAGCCTCACGTATCTCAAGACCTGTCCCGTGTCTTGATTATACAGAGGTTGCCAGTACCTGTGCTGGTTGCTCGGAAGAGCGTTGTAGTCAGATATACTAATAGCGTTTCCGTTGTACCAGTTGTTTATATAGTGATCTATCTTGTTCGATAGATTCTGAACGGTGGTATTGTACTTTGCTACTAGGTAAGAGTTGAACTTATCGTCTGTGAGGTACCACTGATAGTATGGATCGATGATTCCATTTGATAAGTAGAGAAGCCAGTCCATGTACTGGTCATTGTAGTAGTTATCGGCTATCTGGTCAGCCCTGATGCCGTTGGTTACGTCATAAGAGTAGTAAGCGTACGGAGTTGCTGGAGCCGAAACTTTTAGAGCAGCTCTCTCAGTTAAGTTGATAGCGAAGTTATTGGCGTAGAATACTGCCGGAAACTTGTCGAAGTATTTCTCTGCCATTTTCTTATCCTTATAGTGTCATTACGTTATCGAGAGTTTGAAGAGCGCCGTTGATGTTGCTAGAATTATTCTGCAAGTTATCAATAATGTTGCTGCCAATGTCAGCTGCTGTGCTCAGCGCTTGACCAAGTGCAGGATTGACTCCAGCAAAACTACCAACTCCAGAAAGAGACTCTTTTGTCCACATCTCGATCTCAGTCATATCTACTGATATGTTGATATGAGTTGGAGCGTAAGTTCCCTTAAAGAACGATGGACCATTCGGAGCAAAGTCAGCTGTGAATGACTTAATAGCGCAGGGCTTAAATTTATACAAGTAATAGTCAGTTGGAAATAGCGTTATGTTAGCTATGTTTGGATACGTAAAGAACGTACCTCCGCTGCCTTGGCCAGATAGTCCAGGTAACATGTTGTACTTAAAAGCAGCTACTATGCTAGCGATAGTTGAAGACTCTTCTGGGTTTCTTGGAGCTAATGTCCAGCTAAACGAGTGAGACTTAAAATTAGGACTCTGGAAAAGCATAGTTAGGAATGGATTATACGCGAGACCAGCCATCTGAAGAGCCTGTGCACCGCCGCCGCCAAAAGCTTTACTTAGCTCAGACGCGCCATAAGCTAATCCAGCTCCAGTTGCGATATTACCTAAACCCTGAGCTCCACCTGCATTCTGCAGTTCTTGCTTAACAGTATCGAAGAAGTTACCGGATGCAGGACTTCCAGAAGAATTTCTCTGGTTAAGATACTGCTCAGCAGCTGCACCGACTGCCGCAGAACTCGATGAAGTTGAGGTTGAGTTCCAGTTAACTGAAGTCATGTCTTGAAGACTTGATGGGATTGGAAGGGTGATGCCGCCAAATGACTTGAAGAAAGGCTGGTCAAATATCGATCTTCTCTGGTACTGAGAGAACTTTATGCACATAAAGGCCTTGCGGCCGATGTCTTCATTGATTAGATCGGACGGGTATACGAGATCCCCCATGAATTGATAGCCGCCGGCATTTGGATCTTGTCCAGATAAACCATAAGCCGTAGCTCCAGCAGCTGTGACAGCCGTGTCTTTAAAGACTGTGCAAGCTGCGTTTACTAATCCGTCTAATAAAGCCATAGTAGTTCCTAAATATTTTTATATTATTTATTGCAGAGATCAAAGATGTCTTACAAAGGGTACTTTAAACCTAAAAATCCGGCTAAGTATAAAGGGAACCCGACTAATATTATTTATAGGTCAAGTTGGGAACTCAAACTCATGGATTATCTGGATAAGCATCCAGACGTTATTCAGTGGAGCTCAGAGGAGTTCTGCATACCTTATCGCTCGCCCGTTGACAATAGAATTCATCGCTACTTTCCTGACTTCTGCGTAAGAAAGAAGAACAAAGACGGGGTGATTGAGACCGTGGTAATAGAGGTAAAGCCAAAGTCGCAGACGCAAGAGCCAAAGAAGCCGGCGAAAGTAAAC